CATCTAGTGTATAATTGCGGGCTATGGGTCTATTCGATCGTAAGCCACGCGTTCTTGAAGCGCAAGCAAATCCTCAAATAATGGGTGATGCGTTCTACGCATCGAATTACTATTACAGCCCATCAGTTACCCGCCAAGCCGCAATGTCCGTCCCAACGGTCAAGCGCTGCCGCGATTTATTATGCACTGTCGGAACTATTCCGCTTGAGTATAAAAAAGCATCAACTGGCGAGGAAATCGCCGCCCCTCGATGGGTTAAACAACTTTCGAAGCATCAGCCACAATTCGTAACTCTCAGCTATTGCGTGGATTCATTACTCTTTTTCGGGCAAGCCTTTCTTGAAATTACCGAGACTTATCAGGAGGACAATCGAGGCGCAACATTTGAGTGGGTCGCTAACACTCGCGTAACTACCGAGGTCGATCCTTACGGGCAATTCGTTACACAGTATCTCGTAGATGGTAAACCTCGTCCGATGTCAGGTCTCGGATCTTTAGTTACTTTTCAATCTTATAATGAAGGTATTTTAACTACTGGTGCGCGTACAATTCAGGCCGCGATAGATGTACAGAAGGCGGCAGCTGTTGCAGCTGCAACTCCAATGCCTACAGGTTATATTAAAAATTCAGGTGCAGACTTACCTCCAGCCGAAGTTCAAGGATTACTAGCGGCTTTCAAATCGGCTCGTTTAAACCGTAGTACGGCTTATTTAACTTCGACTCTAAATTACGAGACAGTAGGCTTTAGCCCTAAAGACATGCTCTATAACGAAGCTATTCAAAATCTAGCTACAGAGATTTCTAGACTATGCGGAATTCCGGCCTATTACCTGTCAGCCGAACAAAATACGTCTATGACCTATGCGAATATCCTAGACGAGCGTAAACAGCTCGTCGCTCTAGCGTTTCAGCCGTACATCTCCGCAATCGAACAAAGACTATCTATGGATGATATATCTACGGCTGGACACTACGTAAAGTTCGACCTCGACTCTTCATTCTTAAGAGTAGAGCCAATGGATCGCCTCCTAGTAATCGAGAAGATGCTATCGCTAGGTCTTATTACTCTCGAGCAAGCTATGGAGATGGAAGACTTAACACCTAACGGAAGCGACAACTAATGGACACTCTTTATATCGAAGCCTCATCTATTGAGTGCAGCGAAGATCGCCGCGAAATCTCAGGCAAGATCGTGCCAATGGGGACAGGCGAAATCGGTAATACAAATCTAGGCGCGTATACATTCGCAGCCGGATCTATTGAGATCGAAGACGCTACAAAGATTAAACTTTTTAGCCAACATGACATGAAGAAACCCGTAGGCCGAATGATGGCTAGCGAAGTTAGAGAAGACGGCATTTATGCGACTTTTAAATTAAGCCGTAGCCAGTCTGGGACAGATGCCCTAATCATGGCGAGCGAAGGATTAGTATCCGGTCTTTCAATCGGTGCCGAGATTATTGCATCAAAGCCTAGCCGCGAAGGTTACACAGTAGTAACAGCTGCAAAGCTAAAAGAAGTTTCTCTAGTAACAGAGGCCGCATTCAAGTCGGCAGAAGTATTAGAGATAGCAGCGGAAGAGGCACCAGCCGAAGCCGTGGAAGAAACCCTACCTACAGAGAGCGAGGCAGTAGAAGTGGAAAACACACCTACAGTCGAAGTTACACCAGTAGAGGCCGCGGCTGTAGAGGCCGCTGCTCCTACAATTAAGGCGATGGCGTACACAGCGCCACGTATCGACACAAATCCTGCAGTATTTCTAGAGAACTCAATCCGCGCACAGCTCGGAGATGAGTCAGCTCGTCAATATCTCGCAGCGGCATCAGATACGACCACTACAGAAGTAGCCGGCCTCGTACCTACACGCCAATTAACAGAAATCATTAACAATAAGTCCACAGCTGGTCGCCCTTCAATCGACGCGATCTCTACTGGGACACTTCCGGACGCTGGATTTAAATTCCAGATTCCACGCGTTAAGGCTGTCCCTACAGTCGCAGCGGCAGCGGAAAAGGGCGCGTTCTCAGACACTCAGGTCGAGATCGAGTACCTAGATGTAACAGTTGCTAAGTACGCTGGCATGCAGCTATTCGATGTAGAAGTCCTAGACCGTACATCTCCAGCATTCTTTGCAGAGCTACAAAGCCTCATGGCAGACGCTTACGCTAAGGCAACTAACGTCGCAGTACGCACAGCGATTCAGACAGGCGCTACAGCGGACGGCACAGCGATTACCCTTCCGTGGGATGGTGCTGAGATGGCTGGTTTTATTGCTCGCGCCTCAGATAACATCTACACAAATACACTACGCTTTGCAACAGGCGTAATCGTATCTCCTACACAGTGGTCGAACATTATGGGAATGGTAGATTCATCTAACCGTCCTCTATTCATCGCATCACAGCCACAAAATGCGGCAGGTAACGTGTCACAATCACTACGCGGATCACTTCTAGGTCTAGACCTATACGTCGATTACTCACTCACTGGAGTAGCGGATGGATCTATCGTGGTCGTAAACCGTGAATCTTTCACATGGTACGAATCAAGTCGCCTTCAACTAAGAGCGGACAAGGTCGGTACAGGTCAAGTAGAAGTCGGTTACTACGGCTACGGCGCGATCGCTACTAAGGTGCCTTCAGCTGGCGGAGCTTTCAAGTTCAATAACGCTGCATAAGTAACACCCTAAGTCGCTCGAGGGGCGGTGCCCTTCCGCCCCTCGAGTCTTTAGAAAGGAGAGTAATATGAGTATCACGACAGTCGCCGAACTTCGCAGCGCTCTAGGAGTGGGAACACTTTATAGCGACGCGACGCTCCAATCTGTCTGCGACGCTGCAGATAATGTCTTACTACCCTTTCTATGGAAGAATCAACAGTCTATTATCGCTCACGGCAACGTAGGCACAGTAGGCACGCTTTACTTTGATGTCCCTATTATGGATGTATTCTATATCGGACAAAGCGTAACGATCTCGGGTGCAGGCACAAAATATAACGGCACAAAAACTATTACAGGCATAGATAAGTATTCTTTTAGCGTTACCACTACTCATACAGCCGATAATCCTTATCACGAAATTAACCCTTACGGTATCGCCGCGGCAGAAACCTATACAGACTATACGACCGTAGCTGCAGTCCAGGAGGCTAGCCTCATGGTGGCCGTTACAATCTGGCAAGCTAGACAAGCTCCTAGCGGTCAAGGCATGTCAGTAGATGGATTCCAGCCTAGCCCGTTTACAATGTCTTCAACACTTCTAGCGCGTGTTCGCGGATTACTTGCACCATATCTTGATCCGAGATCGATGGTGGGCTAATGGCCGCCATTTCAACACTTCGCGCAGGTATTGCAGCAGCTCTGACAGATAACACAAAATACTCAGTCTTCTCATTCCCACCTGCAACACCGATTGCTAACAGCGTCATCGTAGCGCCAGCAGATCCTTACATCACACCTTCTAATAATGCATATAACACAATTGCTCCGCTGGCTAACTTTCAGTTGAGCATACTCGTACCCTTGCTCGATAATGAGGGTAATCTGAATGGAATTGAAGATAACATCGTTCGAGTATTTAACCTGCTCGCTGCATCTTCATACACCTACAACGTCACAGATGTATCCGCCCCGGCGGTACTAAGTGCCGCTTCAGGTGATCTACTTACATGCAATATCAATATCTCAGTCCTAACGAGTTGGAGCTAAAATGTCCGAGTGGGAAAAAGAGCAAGAAGCCTTCCTGATCAAGATCGGGCAGGTAGCACCATCAACACCTAAGCCAGTAACTACTAAGAAAGACGAGGAATAATCTCATGGCTGTATTTCTAAATAACAAGGTCGGCGTGAAGATTAACACAGTCGATCTTTCAGACCACGTTACAGCAGTAACACTTAACCGCACTTTCGACGAGCTCGAAGTGACTGCAATGGGCGATGGCGGACACAAGTTCGTTAAAGGCCTCGAAGCATCATCTGTCACAATTGACTTCCTCAATGACACAGCAACAGCCAACGTCCTACAGACTTTGCAAGCTGCATGGGGAACTAACGTCACAGTAGTCCTACTACAGGAAAAGGGAACCGCAGTATCTGCGACCAACCCTCTCTACACAATGACTTGCCTCATCAACGGCACTACAGATATCAACGGCGCAGTCGCTGATCTCGCAGTCCAGAGCCTGACATTTAACGTCTCAGGCACTACAGTAGTTGCCACAACAGGCACATTCTAAGAAACTAAAAAAAGGGGCACAGCATGGCAAAGTTAATAATCACGATGGCAGACAACACAGTTACCGAAATTGAGATTACACCTCGATTGGAGTATGCGTTCGAGCTATATGCTAAAAAGGGATTTCACAAAGCGTTTCGCGATGATGAAAAGCAGACAGATGTCTATTGGCTTGCATGGGAAGGCCTTCGACTAAGTGGAGTCACAGTCAAGCCATTCGGCGATTCTTTCCTTGAAACTCTAAAGAGTGTAGAGGTTGCAGAGTCTGACCCTTTGGCCTAGGCAGGGATAGCATCCACTATCTCATAGCTCGCTTGAGCATTGAGACGGCTATCCCTCCACAATATTTATTAGATTTAGATCCATCAATGCTCCAGATGATACTGAAGGCATTGAAGGACAGAGCAAAGGAGCAAGCGGATGCGTACAGAGCTAAAAAGCGCTAACGAAGTTCGCAAAGCCCTTAAAAAGTTTTCACCTAATCTAGACAAAGCAACACGCGATGAGATGGTGGGATTCCTCAAGCCTGTAGTAAAGAAGGCTAGAGGCTTCATGCCTTCTAATGCTGACATGCCTTCTGGATTTGTTAAGCATGAAGTTAAGACCGCTAAGTTTCCAATGTACGACGCAGCCGAGGCACGTCGAGGTGTGGGCTATAAACTGACACCAACTAAGCCTAACCGCGAGGGCTGGTCATCAACTGTTTCTCTACATAACAAAACAGCAGGCGGCGTAATCTATGACTGGGCTGGGCGTAAGTCTGGTATCTCAGGCAAGTTCACTCCACGTCTTCCAGGCACAATGGTAGGCAACGGCAGAATGCAAGGTCGAGGGTTACTTAAGGCCTACGATGAAGATCAAGGCAAGGCTAAGGCAGGCGTTATCAAAGCACTTGAAAAGGCTGCCGCTATATTTAATAGGAGCGGCAACTAATGGCTGAAATTAGAATCCCGATAATTGTTGAAAACAAAGGCAAGAAGGCTTTAGCTGATACCGACAAAGGCGTCAAGGGTCTTTCTAAATCTTTTAAGAAACTAGCAGGCGCAGCAGGCATTGCACTTTCAACGCAAGCGGTCATAAACTTCGGTAAGAATGCAGCTAAGGCTTTTATTGAGAATGAGAAGTCAGCTAAGCGACTCGAAGGCGTAGTAAGAAACTTAGGGCTTGCTCTTTCTAATCCATTGATTGAGTCTAACCTAGACAGCATCTCAGCTAAGTATGGCTATCAAGGTGAAGTTCTACGCGAGTCTTATCAGAAACTTTTAACATCAACAGGCTCGCTTGAAAAGTCTCAGGATTTGCTTAACCTTTCACTTAATATCTCAGCGGGAACTGGTCAGGATTTAGTTTCAGTTAATCAAGACCTTGCAGCTTTATATGTGGGAAACACTAAAGGTCTTAAGAAATACAACTTAGGACTCAGCGCAGCACAGTTAAAAACTATCAAGTATGAAGACGCAGTCGCTTTACTTAATAAGCAATTTGCTGGTGCAGCTCAAGATGAGCTAGGTACTTACGCGGGCAAGATGCGGGTTTTAGGCGAAGCCTCTGACAATGCTCAAGAAATTATTGGCGGCGGCTTGATTGATGCTTTGATGATTATTTCAGGCGATACTTCAATAGATGGCCTGTCTCGATCTATGCAAGATTTTGCAGAACAAACAGCTGAAGCATTGAAAGAATTTGCTGCATTCAAGAGAAGCATCTCTGATAGCGCTATTGGCAAGGCGCTAAGTGAAATGACGATGGATCTTCTAACTGGTCAAAACTATGGCGAGATATTTGGTCTCACTCCATATTCAGGATCATCTTTCAACCCAGAAGGCGGCAGAGCAAAAGGCACAGCGCGCAGGTTTTTTGGCGGCGGCCAAGATTCTATCTTAGAAGCCAAGCGTAATAGAGAACGTATTGCAGCAGATGCCGAGGCTACAAAGAGAGCTAAAGAAAGAGCTAAATTAGAAAACAAATCTAAGGAAGATGCTCGTAAAAAGGCGGCCTTGGAAAAGGCAGCCCGTACCCTTGAACTACAACAGATTGGCATAGCGGCAGCCTTAAAGGGAAACATAAGCGAAACCGATCGCCTATCCCTTAACCTACAACTTGCTCTTCTTGATAAGAATGATACTCAAGCTGCTAAACTTTCAGGCGAATTAACAGCAGCAGTCAAGCGACAGAATGAACTTAACGCCGCACTACTTGCAACGCCAGAAGCGCCCAATCCTTACCGTAATTGGAAGGCTCCAGACATGGGATCTATGACAATGCAATCAACAGCCGGTGGCGGATTTATCCCAGACTTTAACGTCCCTGCTAATTCATTCAGTCAAGTAGGCCCTATGGGTGGCTTAGGTGCAGGAGTTATTGCAGGCGTCAATCCTCAAATCAATGTCGTAGTAACCCTTGATGGTGATGTAGTTACTGGAGCAATTACAGAGACTCAAGTCAATCAATCTCTATCAGGAACTTTTAGCGATGTCAGTCGATACAATGGACGCGGAGCGCCGTCAATCAAATGACACTACCTGCAACCATCTCGGTATCGTTCGACTTTAGCCAAGGTGCTACATTCGGCTATCCCTTTACTATCGGCGATCCGATCAATGGCGTCATTGGGGTTTCTCAGTTCGCGGCCACAGAAGTTCCTGATCCAGTAGTTGATCTCAGTAGCGTCACGCGATCGATCAAGATCAGCCGTGGCCGTAACATCATGCGAGATACCTACGAGGCTGGCAACTGCACAGTCCGAGTCTTAGATCCTGACTCATACTTTAATCCTCAAAATACATCCAGTCCCTATTTCGGCTACCTCACTCCACTACGCAAGATCCGCGTAGCAGCTACTACTGCAACCACTCAGCACTTCTTATTTTCAGGTTATGTCGATTCATATAAGTACAGCTATCCAACAGGTCAAGAATTAGGATACGTCGATATCGTCTGCTCCGATGCCTTCAGACTATTTCAGATGGCTAACGTGGCTACAATTACAGGTGCTACGGCTGGGCAGACTACAGGCACTCGAATCACAAAGATCCTTGATCAAGTCTCATTTCCTACATCAATGCGTATCACAGACACAGGATCAACTACAGTTCAGGCAGATCCGGGGACTGCTCGTACATCCCTAGCAGCCCTCAAGGCGGCAGAGT